CTCTAATTGACTCGGTGGTCCAAACTAAACTAAAATTGTGATTAGGGATGTATAATCCTAAGCAGCATCTACTTGATTACTATGTCATATATTATGGTATGGAACATTTTTCACATGATCCATAATCTTAATAACAGATATAGAGCTTAATACTAAGCCAGTTAAGTAGATTGCAAACTTGGGTACATACCTACCAAAGCTAGCCTTTCTAAAACCATTTTGCAAACCTTAGCAACATTTCCGTAAAAAACAGCTCCAGATCTATCTGTAAAAATAGTGTCAGATAGAGGAACGTTCATATGGGAAAGCGCTAATTCTCACTCCCCTTTGTTAAGAGTGTCTAATTCAGTAACCCTTTTCTTTAAACTTAAAAAGGATTCTTCAATAAGACCATAACATTGGAGAGGAGGTATTGCAAAAATCATAGAACCAATTGGATCAATCTCAGTAATTCTACAAGTAGCATTAAATGCTGCTGTACCAAGAGGAGTACCTTTAACCTTCCTATTTAAGGACTCATTCTCGGGATTACTAAGAGCGAACATCTCCACAACCATATTTTGAAGTATTGACTTACAAAAATACTCAGAAATAGGTTGAAATATCCCTTTTGCATTGATATGCGTAAGAATCATGGTAAATGATTCCATACCCGTTTCAAGCTTCAGAAAATATTTCAGAAGATGCTCAAATATTAAGCTATCACTCGCTCTTTTCTTAGTAACTCTACTAGGTAAAGAGTGAAAGAGAGAGTAATATTTACCAACTGTTCCATGAACTCCTAAATCGAAATTTCAACCTCTAGTCTCTTGCTCAACAAAGAGAGCAGTAAGCATATAACTACGCTTACCTGCCTCTCGTAAAGCAGATAAAGGAAAGGCACTTATTTCTTCACCCTTGTAGAAATAACGTTTCGCAAACTCAAAGAAGTTTTTTGAGACGTGTGTCTTCCTTTTAGAGATTTCAACTCCGATCGTTGGAATAAACTTTAGATAAGCTTCACCTAACTCAACATTACCTATGATTATGTCATCCCCGAGTATGGCATACTTGGAAGTATGTCAATCCATACCCAGTTCTGTACAAAGGTGATACATAACATAGTGATGTGACAAAGCGAAAGAAGACCAAGAAGAGTAAGCTCCCATAGGGTTACCTACGGAATACTTAACTTGTTTATGCATATCTTTAACCCTAAGATCGAAGGGTGCAGATACCATAACTCTTTCTCATGCGTCACAATAAGATTGAGGTAAGTGAGAAGAAAGAACTCCTTTTATAAAAGTAATAGGAAATCTATCTGTTGCAGCTGTTAGATCAACACTGTAATAGACAGGTCATTCTTTTACTACTTCTTTAAAACGACCTTGATCAAAGGTAAAATCTTGAGGAATTTTCTTCAAAACCCTATAAAGGTAATGATGGAGATTTTTTAAGACCGTTTGAGAGAAGTAATCTAGTATCCCAATAACCCTGACTTTACCCTCCTTGTCAGGGAAATAACTAAGTTTTCTAATAGAAAAATTTAAAAACTTAACTGGGTACATACTAGACAAAAAGATAAAGTTCTTCCTTATCTCTTCCAAAGCATTACAAAAACGTTTACCTCCCATAAATCGTAAATCATCCATAACCAATGGATAATTTAAAAGGGCAAAATAGTCAGCTAAAAAGAAATTTAAAGCATGACCATTCGGACCTGATTTAGAGGAGAAGTGAAAGTTTTTAAATAATAATGATTTCGGAAAAGTTCCGCCATGGCGATACCCTAACGCTTCTCAAAAACTCTTACACCTAGTATTATCAACTGTTACTATACTACCCTCAAATAGGGGTTCAGTAATAGGAGATGTATCAGGTAAAGGGTCTTTGGACTTTAGTGCCCTTGTCGATAGAAGAACAGTCATAAGAAGCCGCAACCCAAAAGTTGGGACTTCTTCATTCTCTATTCTTCTAGCTAAAGGACCGAAGCATTTAGGTATCCCACTCGCTCTTAAAGCGACTCCCGGGATCCTTTCCGAACTACCTGATAAATAGTTCAAAAAGTTTCCTCGGACTGCTTTTGCAAAGGCGAGTCCAGCATCGAATCCACGCTCCTCAAAAACGCGTGAATAAGTTGTTAAGAGAGGGTTCAGTTCACCGATTCCTACTCCTTTTTGCTTGGAACAAGCAATTAAGAGTAAGAGTAATAATTTACTCACTAAGCCTCTAAAATTTGAAAATTTAAAGGTTTTTGTGAAAATAAATTTGGTTTCTTGAACTCATTTTCATGAATTCTAACTACCAGTCGAAGGTTATTAGCCCTGGACTCAAAAGTTATATAATTCCTTAGGAGGGAATTAAAAAGGCCCCTGGCACCTACTAATGGTGACTTCTCCGGACGAGAAGTGCGTATCCTAC